TCCCATCAACACAGCAGGCGCACTTACCTGCGCTGTGTTTGGTACTTTGGCCGGAACTTTCGTCATGACGCGATGCCAAGAATTTCTCGACGAAGCTGATCAACTGTCTCAGCAGACAAGCCGCCTTTTTTGGCGATCTTTTCCACGTTTGCAGCTGCTGCTTGCGCACGCTCTTTGACTTCAGATTGAAACTTTTTGAGGTTGACGCTGCTGCGCGTCAGGGTGGCAATGTTTTTGGCAGCAGTGCTGAGCATGCCGATGCGATCGCCCGGATCAACATCCTCTTCACTGGCTTCTTGCAGGGAAATGATCGCATCAAACAATTCGGTCTGAACCAGCGCAGTCAAAGCCTCGCTGCGCGCATCTTCATCGTCACCAGCTTGGGCGCGAATGATCTTGGCCGCTTCGGTGCTGGCCCTGATGGCCGTTAAACGACGCTCAAGTTTTTGGCCGTAACGATGCATCGCAGAGCGACTGGGTAGTTCGCCAGAGACCTCATGCCCCGGGAATTGATTTCGCAAATCAGCGATCAGCTCATCAAGCGTCATCGCTCCTTCGGCGATCTTCCCTTCAATGTAGGATTTGATCTCCAATGGCAATCGCGATAACTTGGACTTGCGACCCATCGTTATGCTCCCGCCGATGGGCGCGAAATCCCCGGGTCGCAGTCGACCGTGTATTCAACAACATCGATGCCAAAGCGTTCGAGCTTTGCTCGAATTTGTCCAAGCGGATCTGTTCGCGTTGAGATCAGCTCACGTGCTTCCAAATAGTCAAGCTCGCGTCTGATCTCAAGTTCGGTCGCGTCAACATAGGTGGCAGAAATAACACCTTTGAGCATGGGCAGCGTCACGTCCATCGGACGCGCGACGTTCATGGTGACAAGCAGCAACCAGCGCATCGTTTCACGGCGTGATCGTGTCATAACATTTTGCAAATCTTCTTTTTGACTCATAGTTGGCGTCCTTCTTTGAGGATCAGGTTTTCAAAACGTAATGCGATGGCATCCAGCTTGGTCATGATGGTGGCCACGGCTTGCACATAGTCTTCGCGACGCACGTAATGCAACGGAAGATCGGCTTTGAGATTGAGCAGTTCGCGCTCAACGCGCTGCCATTGACCAGCATCTGTTTTGATGGCCTCATCCAAAGTGTTGAGTCGCGCTGAAAGCTGCAGATGCTGCTCAGCCCTTGATGTTTCAAGCGAAGTGAATCGCTCATCTAGGTGGCGCTGCATTTGTCCAAGCAGCAGCTTTCCAACGGCACCACATGCGCCAAAAAAAGCAAGCAGCAACAAAATCAAGTGCCAAAGTTCAATCGTCATTTTTTTCTCTTGTGGTTGGTTGATTCGTGTGCCATGCAATCAAGGCGTTGAGTCGTGCCCGACATTGCCCGTATTGAGCTCCTGCCTCTATGATCCAGATGGCGATGTCGGTATCGGTGGCAATGGCCCCATCGGCTGCAGAAGCTCGATTGGAGGCTTTAGGTAAATCAATGACGTTGATTTCTGTGGCGTTGCTGAGCACCCGCAAAGCAGGCTCATCAAGGCAAGCGCGGTTATGAGTGACTTTGGTGATGGCATTGCGTTTTTCCTTTTTTAAGACCTCAATTTCCTGAGTCTTTTTTGTCAGAATCAGATAGAGGTCATCGCCATTCTTTTTGGCAATTTGTATCGCCTCAAGCGTGCTTGAGAGCATCGCAACTTGTTCTTTTTGATGGTCAACCTTAAGCTGTGAAATTTCAGCCTTGAGCGGATAGTGGCCAAGTGACCAACCCAAAGTTGCCCCAAGCAAAAGGGCGCTCAGCGCTGATGCCAGAATTGCAATGAATTCACGATTCATACGCTGGGCCCCCATGTTGCGTACATTGGCTGCAACTCAATCAAGATGCGTTTTGGATAGGCTCTGTTTTCTTGCCAATTGGCAGCGGCGCGTCCTGCGTTGACAAGTTCGACCGACCCGAACCACACCAGCGGATCAAGCCCCTTACTTGACGCCAGTTTTTGGTCGCGCTGAATCCATCCAAGACCACCGTTGTATGCCGAGAGCATGAAGGCATATTGGCTGCGTGCATCACTGGATTTAATGCGGTCAAACAACCAGCGGTCGTACCCCACCAAAGCGCGAATTGCCCACACGGGATTGGTAGGCTGGCAATCTTTCTTTGCAGTGCCATTGAGCTCACACCACCACGATGCTGTACCTGGCATGAATTGAGCCATGCCAGTCGCACCCACGCGACTGACTGCATTGCTATTCCAGCGGCTCTCTTGATGCAGCTGTGCGGCCAATACTGCGATGGGTGCATCAAGACCCCACTGTGCATGCGCAGCGCGTGTTAAATCTGCGCGCCATCGATTTGCAGCAGATGGAATTTGCGCGAAGGAATTCGCAGCAAAAAATATCACCAAGAAGATTGAAGCGATGAACTTCATGCATCCACCTTGATGCTGTTGGTGGCTTCGATGAAACGAATCCCTGCAATAAAAGCCTCTTTGTATGTGCCAAACGGCGGTGTTTCGCAGTAGGCATCCATTGCTTGCTCATCCGTCAGCGGCTTGCGTTCTCTGCTGTTGCATAAAGCTTCGATGGCTCTGCCAAACTGGATAAATTCTTTGACATATGTTGGGAACAGTTGGGCTGGCATCTGATCCAATATCTGTTCATTCGTCAGTGACTTCATATCAAGCCCCCAATCCCATTGCCAACATGGCGAAGCCAACAATGATTGCGCGTCGAATCATGCTGGCTGCGAGTAAGTTGCCAAAAACGACAGACGCATATTTAGTTCTTTCTACGCAGAATAAGAAACCATCGGGTCTCGCATAAGGGAAGAGACTTCGATCTAGCCAATAGCCCACCACTGCGGCAAGCGATACAAGACTGAGCTTGTAAAGGCTGACAGGCAATTGTTGGGGTGCCAAAAGCCAAACCATAAAGAGCAGGGCGATGGTGATCACGAGCCAGCCGCTCAGTCGAGGCAAACGTTGGAGTAGGGTGCGTTCAGTCATACGCAGCATGGTGCCGCGCGCGCGCGATCTACTCTAAATAAAGCGTTTTAAAAAAGATCACACGTATATAATGAACCCACAATCCTTTTGCAGCGTCATTCAGTTGGCTCTCGCTCAAGGCAAAAAGGCCATCTTTCGATGGCCTTTTTATTTGCATAAAGATTTGCAAAATTTTTTGCAAATACTAGCTTTTGAAATCTGCAACAAGCCGTTTGCAGAAGCATGGAAGTTTCACATGATCAGGATGCCCACTCGCGGTTGACTGCTCATGCTCACAAATGATTGTCAGCGTCTTGAGTGGAGGTGGAGCTTTGGCGCAAAGTCGTGCATAGTCGGCTTTGAAGCCTGCAACGATGGCTGGTGTTAACTGACCAGCCGGGATGAGTTCAATGGCAGCAACAAGATTTGTTGCCTGCTCTGAAAATTCTTTGTGCGATTGCTTCCTGTCTCCATAGCCAAATATGAGAGCTAAAAATCCAAGCGCTGAAATGATGCCGCCTATCCAAGGTAGATTTTCTTTTAGCATCTCGCCTAGCAAAGATGCGCCGAGAAGAACGGTTGTTGATTTGGTGACCTTGTCAATCAGATCAAAAAAGCGTTGTCGTTTCTTGTGATAGCGAACCTGAACCCATGCATCATGCAGTGTTTTGCATCGCATCGTCCATAGCGAATCGGCTACTTTGTCATCAATTCCGTCAGACATATTCTGATTCTCGCGCTATTAATTATTTGGGCGGACGAGGTGGCGCAGGAGGTGCTGGTGTGAAATTTACGGTTGTTGTAGGTTTTCTATCTTCTGCAAATCCAGATGATCTGTCAACTGATGCTGGAACACGGCTATTGCGCACAGCGCCATCTTGAGTTCTGCCTCGATTGCTTTCTTGGATGATGACTCTGTTCGGCGTGTTACTTTTTTTGTTGGTCATTGAATACCTCTCTCAAATATGGTCAACCTAGAATGACCTGTTTAAATTTTTAGCTTGGATCGTTGGATGTAAATCCATCGCCCACCGATTTGCATTTGACCCATGTGCCGCTAGGTGTTTTTTGCTCATACATTTCATCGTTCTTGTGATCACGCAAAACCACTTTGCCATCTCCAGAAGACGCATGCGACCAACCGTCAACAGCTTCACCCTTTAGCAATTTTTTGTAGATTTTTTCTAAGTCCATGCTTGCTCCTAAAAATCACTCTGGATCAAGTCCAAAACATCGAGTTCGAATCTGGGCATAAACTGATCCTGTGCTGCTATCGAACCGCACTTGATATGAGGACTGGCCATAGGGTGGATCGCCATTTCGTGTAGTAGCGAGATACCACGTATATCCACTCATGCCACCCATGCGATTGCGCGCGTTTACTTTGCCGCAATAAACAAATGGATCAGATCCCCGACCTTGTCGATGCCCTTCAAATACAGCCGAATCAGGGTCAGTTAGATTAGCCAGAACTGCCTGTCGTGCAAAAGCGCTGGGCGAATGGAATGCCTGCAAGTACCAAGGTATTCCAATCACGGCAAAAACAGCAATAGCGATGATGAGTCTGATCTGATTCTTGTCATTCATACATTAAACGTTTTCGCTTTTAGCTTTAGTTGGATTTGTGAGTGGTCACTAATTGATTGAAGTAATGAGGATGTCTCTGACGGTCCAAGCATTTCTTTTGTGATCTTGGGCATGGTCATTTTGTTTACTGTCCGCATACAGGGCACTTCCATGCTGCGCCATCGGGACGATCTGGGTGAATATCGTTGTCCAATTTTTTCACTTCTCCAAAATCATGAAAGTTGCGGCATTCTTTTTCGAAGGCTGCTTTGGGTGATGTGGCGTAGCTAAATTTGAAATGTTTGTAATTCCCGACATGGTCCTTAAGGCGATCATTCAAGTCATCGTCTGAACGGCCAACATACTTGACACGAAATACTTTTTCATCGAGATATCCAAGTGCGTAATTTCCGGGCTCTGTTCGAGTCACGTTCTTGTCGATGTCGGCCACATTGAGAAGGAAAGGTCCTTCCATTTCAAGCGATGCCATATTTGCTCCTTACATGCGTTGAGGCTTGATGCTGATTACAGAATTGATACCTTTTGCATGAGACTGCCATCGACTGACCAGAGGCTGACAATTTTGATTAGTTTTCTTTTGTGTCAGGCCGCCTTGGATTGCGAGCCGAGACGAGCTGCGCCCTCAATGACGCGTTTTCCATCGTCATCGCAGGCCCGGTAGTTATCGATCAGCGCTCGCTCGCGTGGAGGCAAGGTCTGAGCCTCATCCACTGGCGCACTTCGTTGCCCCGTCAGTATGTAAAGCACATCTGCACCAACGGCTGCAATAGCTGTTAAGTAATCCATATCAGGCTTTCTTGTGCCTGATTCGTACATGTGTTGAGCCTGCTTGCGCACCCCGCCTACTTCGCCCAATTCGGCCTGTGTCATGCCCAGACGCTCGCGTTCCTCACGCAATCGGTCGTGATTACCCATTTGAATTACTCAAGTAATGCTTGCAGATACTCAAATGCGTATTCATAATCACACCTACCAAATCCAAACCAAACCTAAACACACCACCTAAGGCAAAAAAATGAACCAAGACAAATCCCTTGCAGTCACCGCTCTTGAGACCCTCGCCCTTGAAGCCCTCAATGAGGAAATCAAAGACGGGGCTGAGTTTCCCGATGCATGCCATCAGGTAGCCAACCAGTACTGCGTAGATCAGGCTCAGCTGGAACAAGCCTATGACGCTCAGTTCGCCAAAGGCAACTAAGCCCCCTCGTCCCAATTTCTTGGACCGACACCAAATCACACCAATTTTCCCATGAAAAAACTTCGTACTCATATTGAGGCACGTGCTTGGCTGGACTACCAAGGCATCTCGATCAGCCAGTGGGCCCGAGAGAACAAGGTTCATCACAGCTTGGTGCGGGAAATCTTGGCGGGACGCAAAAAGTGTTCTCGCGGCATGAGTCACAACATTGCCATCTTGCTTGGCATGAAAGCTGGCGTCTTGACCACGCGCCCCGGTCGCATCAACCCAAGCCGACGCGGGCGCAAAACCAACTTGGCTCACGTAGGAGCGATGGCATGAATAGAGCATCTTATTTGTCTAAGCGTGATAAGACGGGATTCTGTGTCAATCAGAACGTTCTTGACGTGATTCCCGAGCCAAGTCCAGCTCCGACGACAAATTCAACAAAGTGTTCCGAGCAGACTTGCGCAACATCGTGTTTGCCGAGCGCTCAGAAACTGCACCCCTCCAAAGAGAAGAAATGTGAGGGCCATCAATGAGGCCTTGCATTTCCAGCAATGCAGTCAAGCGCAGCAACGCTTGTGCAATTCCTTCAATTCGTCCAGCTAGGTCATTGCTTCTATCTAAGTCGTCCATGGGTTATCTCCGTGAGTTCAGACGCTTACTTTGCCTGATGCCAAGCATTTTTTCTATGCGCACAAACGGTATTTGTTTGGAAGCGCAAATCACGATGGCCGAGAGGTCTTTCCAATGAGCCGCCGCAATTGGAAACGGGTACGCCCCAACAGCTTGACCGAAGCGCTGCGCCTGTGCAAAGAGTTCGCGCAGGCCAAGGCCAATATGTCGATTGAGCGCATTGCGGATCGCATGGGCGTGACGCACGACAGCCTCTACAAGTGGCTGGCTACAGGTCGACTGCCAGCCATCTTGATTC